TTCCGGTGTCACGCAACCCGTATCCGGTACGGTCACGACCACGCCAAGCGGCACGCAAACTGTCGCTGGGACCGTTACCGTCAATGCCCTGCCCACCGGCTCCAACGTGATCGGCACGGTCAACTCGATTCCGAAAACAGCTTGCGGCAACACGGTGGCCTCGCAGGCACTCGCCGCGGTACCCACTTCAGCGACGGCAGTTTTCACTTCGACGACCTGCTTAATGGCGGTCATTCTAAACAATACCAACGGCTCTACGGTGACGGTGACAGTTACAGACAACGCAGGCACGCCGGTCAACGACGTTTTAACCTTCACCATTCCAGCAAATTCGCAACTGATTCAGCCGCTCTACGGCGTGGCGTTCACTACTGGTATGAAGTGGTCCGCGTCTGGCACTGGCGTAACTGGAGCTGCACTGGGCTACCAATGAGACTTATTTTAACTCTCGGATTACTTTCGATCTGCGCATGGACGTCTAGCGCACAGGTCAATAATTCCGCGCCAGCGCAGGTGCAGATCACGACTGCTGGTGGCAATCCCTGCCTAAATCCCGCCTCTATCTTGAACGCCGTCCTCATAAGTACCTCGGGCACATCTTCCGTTCAGATGGTCGCCTTGAGCGGCACGACCAAAATTTATCCGTGCAGTCTAAATGTAGTGGGAGTGTCAGGAACCAGTCCGACATTTTCAATTGTGTACGGAACTGGGACGGCCTGCGCGACCGGCCAAACCGTTTATCTTGGCGCGTGGACGACAACCGCGAACACGGTTTATCAGTTTCACGGCCCGTTGCCGCCGACGCCCGCAGGGCAAGCGCTCTGCTATTTGGATACAGGAACAACGCCGATTCAGCGAGTGACTTTGAGTTATGTGCAGCAATAAAAAGGAGGAAAGATGAAGCCAAGCATCGGAAGGATCGTGGTCTATGTTGAGAAACACCAGTTGGACGACGAACCAATCGAAAAGGCCGCAATAATTTCGGGAGTCAATGAAAACGGTTCCGTAGATCTGCACGTCTTTCAGCCGGTAACTTCTAGCGCCCATCGCGGTTCGCCCTACACGCCAGTGACCTCGGTCGGTCGCATTACTTTCAGCGAGGGTAAAAATCCTGGTTGCTGGCACTGGCCACCGCGAGTTGACGAATCAAGCAGACCGGAACCGAAGGAGAAGTAATTCTGAAAAAGACGGTGTACATGATCGCGTCGCTGCAAGCCCCAACAATCTACATCGGTAGGGACACTTGGGTGGCTTACCAACGGAGCAAAGCAAAAGAGTTCGACACCAAGGAAGAAGCTGAACGATACCTTGGAAATCTAAATGTGTCGAACGCTTGGCAAGTAGTTTCGCAAACAACGGAGGCAGCAATAGGAGGCAGCGACATGATCGTAACTTACCTAGTGGTGCTCCTGGCCATAATCGGCGGGCTCATCTACCTGCTCGTTGGCACGAGGCAGCCTGCCACACAGGTGGAGATGCGCTTGGCGGAAATCGGCCGGATCACCTTCTGCTGCGCGATGTTCGCCATTTGCTTTCACTATGCAGCGATGCTGGTGCGCTTATGAAAAACCCAAGAGCGCAAGGGATTGCAGCCGTCCCATCAGTTCCAGCTCCACAGGCAGCGCAAGACCAGAATTTTCTATTCACGCTCATCGGGCGTCAGGCTGCGCAACTCGCGTTTACGAATCAGCAGATGCAGATACTCACCGCTGAGAATGAAGCGTTGAAAGAAACACTGGCGAAGCGAGACTCTTCGCCTGGAAATACAGGAGCAGCCTCATGACCGCACGTTCGCGAGATTGGAATAAACAGTTCCTTGGTGACCAAGGCGCAGGCGGATCAGTGGGCTATGTCACCGCACCAGCTGCAGGCGACGCAGCTGCAGGGAAGTTTTTGAAGGCGGATGGAACGTGGGCGATTCCGAGTGGTGGTGGTGGTGGCACTCCCGGTGGCTCGAACCAGCAAATCCAGTTCAACGATGGCGGAGTGTTTGGGGGCAGTAGTGGATTTAGATTTGACCGCGCTCTTATCGCAGCTAGTTTAGGTCCAGGGTCATCGGTACCGGGGACAACGACGGGTACAGTGGACTCTCAAATTTTCAATGCACTAAGCCTTCTTCCTCCGCAAACAGCACTACCAAATACTCTTTTGACTACCGCTTATTTTCCAGATGTTCCTACCGGAGTTGTTTCAAATTTAGCTGTTGGGACTCTTGCAGATTATGTTGGAGGTATCGATGCTGTAAATATTTGGGGTACTTACAGTGAGGCAACAACAACAACAAAGCCAACGAGTTTAGGTGCTCTGATTGGTTTGATAGGTGAAGCCGATTGGTACGGTTCAGGGAATGCGTTATTTATAGCTGGTATAGATGGTGAAGCATTCAACAATGGTACAGGGGGAGTGGATTCAAGCAGTCAATTGGCCGGAGGGTCGTTTACCGCTGACAACCTTGGCTCTGGAATAGTAGCGAATGCTTTCGCAATTATTACCTACGATACAGGCGGCACTGGCCCGGCGACAAACTTTACGAGTATCCAGGTACAGTCTCAAAGTAATCCCACAATTGTTAATAAAACTGGATTGGAGATTCAGGATGTAGCGGGAGCTACAACTAATTCCGCGATAAAGACAGGACTTGGGAAAGTCCAGTTTGGGGATTTCTTCACCACGCACGCTAACGCCGCACCCGCAGACGCACTGCTCTCCGCAGGCGAAATAGCTTTCTGGTTCGACAAAACAAACGGCGCATCGAAGTTGATGCTCAAAGCGAAGCAGGCGGATGGAACGGTTAAGACGGCTCAAGTAGCGTTAGCGTAAAGGAGGAAGTTGATGCACGACTGTTCACAAGGAAAGCACCGCTGGTTGTCAGAAGAGCCAAAGGAAGTAATTTTTATTACGATTCGGTCTGGCGACGAAGACTTCAACTTCGATATTTGTTTGGAGTGCTGTCAACTAAGAAGATTGCCGGTGGGAACGGTGAAGACGGCTTCAGTAGCTCTTGCGTAGTTAAAACTCAGGAGGAGGAATGAAAGCAGCCATGTCCACAGAAAAGCATCACGAAACGAAAGAGGCAATTCAGGAGAAAGCGAAGCCTAACATTCGCGAACTATTGGCAGATGGTGTTGTATTCATTTCAGCGATCCAAGCGCAAAACGAGCACACGCGCGAATGGGTGCGCAAGGCGAAAGAAGTATTGGGCCACCACGAGTAACTGAGGAGCTTCGATGCCCGAGACACCCGACAAACTGAACGGACACAAGATCGGTAGCGTGAAATATCTCAGCGCTGCGATCAAGAGTGTCGAGGAACGTGACGACGGTCTGTATGTCGAGGGCTGTCTAGCGGCTGAGGAAGTGGACGGCGCCGGCGAAGTGATGGACTGGGAAACTTCACTCCCGCACTTCAAATCGTGGAACGCCTATTTCGCGGAGAAGACTGCCAACGCTGAAGGCGGTGTGAGTGTTGGCAATCTCCGCGTGATGCATCAGTCGCGCGGTCCAGTGGCCGGAAAATTCGTCTCAATGAGCTACGACAACGCGGCGAAGAAGGTCGCTGTCGTCGCCAAAGTCACCGATGAAGTTGAGAAGAAGAACGTGCGCGAAGGCCTATACACCGCCTTCTCAGTTGGCGCGAAGTATCTGAAAAAGTGGTACGACTCAACGCTCAAAGCTGTGCGCTGGACCGCTGGACCATTCGAGGGATCACTCGTGGATTATGGTGCGATTCCGAGTACCAATGGATTCACCTACCGCAGTCTCGATGGCAAAGAAGAAACAGTCACTTTCGATGGCGGTCGCCGGGCGCTGCGCGAAGCCTTCGAAGCCACCGGCAAAACTATCAGCACCGTCGAGGAAGACCGATTCGTGGTCAGCGCCGCGAAAGGCCTATACGGCGTTTCGAGTTTCGCGCAACTCATGTCCGAACTCGTGTCGCTGCGAGCCTCACTCAAGTATGAGCGCGAGTCTGAAGGCGACGATTCGCCGGTTACTGACCGCGTGTCCGAAGCCACCGACGAACTTCTAGAATGTCTCGCTGCCTATACTCAGGAGGAAATCAGCGAGGAAATAACGAACGCAAAATTAACCACAAAATCAAAGGAGAGTGCGATGGCAGACCTGGTAGAAATCACGAAAAAGCGAGATCAGTTGAGGGCGGAACTGGCCGCGGCAGATGCAACGTTCAAGGCTGCCGGCGGCAAGGATAAAGAGGAAGAAGACACTGAAGAAGAAAAGAAGGCCAAGAAAAAAGCCAAGGACGACGAAGAAGAGAAGAAAAAGAAAGCTAGCAAGTCTGCGGGCAATGGCGACCAAGGCGATGGCGAAGTGGCTCTCAAGCGCGCCGATGTCGAGCAGATGGTGAAGGCTGCGGTCAGCGAAGAACTGAAATCCGTGAACGAAAGCCTCGGCATCATCGCGGAAGCGGTCAAAACATTTGGCGCTGCACCAGTGGCGAGCAACGTCAACACTCGCGGCTTCGTCGTGACCAAGGACGAAGACACCAAAGAAAAAACCGCGGCTAAATCTGTCGGCGAACTCGCTGGCCAGGGCAAGACTCGCGAAGCTATTGGAGAAATGCGCAAGCAGCCGGCGTTCATCGCAGGCGGTCGGTAGAAGAACAGCACGGATTTACAATTCGAAGATTTTTTCAGGCGACCCCCAGCGCCTGCATCCTTTGAAGGAGAAAAGAAATGCAGGCACAAGGACTTACGCAAGAAACGCTCGACGCCCTCAAAGCTATGCGGGGCGCGGGCGGCGCGGCCTATAAGGACATTACGACCGCGCTCGGTTACATCTCGTACGATCTGCAGCCCGTAGTCGATCGCACCTTCCCGAACATCACTCCGTTACGCAATGAAGTTCCACGCGTGAAGGGCAAGGGCGGGAATTCTACTCACTGGAAAGAAGTGTACGCCATCAACGCCAACGGTCTTTCCCTTGGCGTTTCGGAACGTAACCGCAACGCGGCGGTCACGACGCAATTGCGCGACCACTTCGCGAAATATGCGGAGCTGGGCTTCGAAGACTTCGTGACCTGGAAGACTGATCAAGAAGCGCTCGAACTGACTCCGGACGTAAAGTCCATGGCCGTCGAGAATCTTTTGTATGCGACGCTGCAAGCCGAAGAGAAAATTCTCCTGTGGGGCAACACTGGCGTTGGACCCAGCGGCAACTTCCCGGCGCAAGGTGGCGGCAACGGCATCGCACTTGGCATCGCTCCAACTCCGGTAGCGACCCTCGTCGCCGGCGGCGCTATGACCGCACAAGCAACCACCGTGTTCGTGGTTGCGCTCACTCCCGAAGGTTTCTTCAATTCTTCCATCGCTGGTGGCGTGCCCACTGTCGTCACGCGTGACAACGTAGACGGCACCAGTGACACGTACGGCGGCGGGAGCTCGCAGCTTTCTGCGGTGTCGAACACCATCACCACTGCCGGCGGCAATCTTTCCATTAGCGCGCATTGTGCGGTTGTGAAGGGTGCTGCAGGTTACGCCTGGTACGTTGGCCTGCTTGGTAGCGGCGCTGCAGGTGCACATCTTGCCGCGATCACCACCATCAACAGCGTGCTGCTCGTCGCAGATCCACTTGGCACTCAGGTTGCAAGCGTGGCCTCGGCGGACAATTCCGGAAACGGAATCATCTTCGACGGCTACATTTCGCAAGCGCTCAGCGGCGGCGGATTGTTCGTATCCCAGGCGACCGGGACCGACGGCGTTGGTACCCCACTCACCGCAGACGCCTTCGGCAACATCAACGAATTCGAGACTGACTTCCAATATTTCTGGGACAACTACCGCCTGCAGCCCGACGACATTTTGATGAGTGGGCAGGAAATTAAAAATGTCAGCAAGAAAATCGTGAACAGCGGCGCATACCGCGTCAATGTGACCGGCGAAGGATCTAAAGGCGACCTTTCGGGCGGCAGCTTAGTGCGTAGCTACCTGGGCAAGTTCGCGATGGGCGGCGGTAAAGAAGTAACGCTGACGCTGCACCCGAATATGCCTGCTGGGACGATCTTCTACCGCACCAAGAAACTGCCCTATCGCGTGCAGGGTATTGCGAATCTCGCGCAGATCCGCACGCAGCAAGAGTGGCGGCAGGTGGATTGGCCACCGGTTCATCGCAGCTGGGATTACGGCATCTACGCGAACGAAACGTTCGAGATGCATTTCTCGCCGGCGTTCGGCGTGCGCACCAATATCGCCAACGGATAAAACAGCTTTCCGGCGTTATGGCTCTCGTTCTCCTGGGGGAGGGCAGACTTGGCGCCGCGAATTCGACAGAGGGGCTGGCAGAGATCCTGAGTCAAAGTCAGCCCTTCGATCGAATTTTTAAGAGGAACTCATTTATGCAGGCACATCAAGAGCGAGTCGTTAACGAGAAGAAAGAGTTGGACGAGAAGCGAGAGAAACTTGGCACCTTCATCGAAGGTAAGATTTTCCAGACTCTGTCGCCGGAAGAACGTAATCGACTGGAGCGACAGGCGATTGCAATGACGACTTACTCAACGATTCTCGGCGAACGCATTGCGGCATTCTCGAATTTTTAAGAGGGAATGAGTGGATCTTACGGACTTAGCCACGATCAAGAAGTATCTGAACCTGACGACGACTTCGAGCGATGCCGTGCTGGCGTTTTTGGTGTCTTCACAGAGTCAGGTGTTCTATGACGAGATTGGACGACCAACGCTGGAAGCGGCCAACGTTACAGAAGTTCGCGACGGTCAAGGGTCCGACTTCATGCAGTTGCTGACTTATCCAGTAAATAGCTTTAGCTCACTTCAGATCGATTCCACACTAGTTCCAGCATCGAACGCATGGAACACATCGGGCTATCAGTTTGACGCTCTCGGCAAGGTCAGCCTAATCGGCTATCGCTTCTGTCTCGGTCGCAAAAACGTGGTGGCTACTTACAATGCCGGCTACGTGCCGGTCCCGGTGACTAACGAACTCCAGACCATTCCCGCTGGCACGCTGACGATCTTCGCTGCGCAATCCAACTGGCGCGCCGACGTTAGCGTTAACTTTTTCATTGGTGGCGCGGCACTTACTCCAGTAGTCGGAGCTCCCGCTGCCGGTCAGTACTTCGTGCAGAACGGCGTGTATCTCTTCAACGTCGCGGACGTCGGCAAGCAAGTCCTGCTCAACTACAACCGCGCTGGCATTCCCATGGACGTCGTGCAGGCGGTCAACGAAATGGCTGCTATGCGTTATCGCCAGCGCGATCGCATCGACACCGACAGCGTGAGCATTGGCGGCACAGTTACGACTTACTCGAAAGACGATTACCCGAAAGATGTTTGGCGGGTGATTAAAAAGTATAAGCGCTATTTCTTCGCGCCGGGATTCTGATGATTGAATTCGAACTACGCGGCGACACTCAGATTATCGCGAGGATCTCGCGCACAGCGGATATCGTCTCCGCGGAGATCATGCGTGCGCTGAATACCGTGAACACGCAGCTGCAGCGCCACATTCAAAGCGACAAGCTATCCGGCCAGGTGCTGAACTCGCGCACCGGCAATCTCAAGCGCTCGATCGTGCAGATTCCCGCAACGAATGAAGGTGGCTCGATTGTTGGCGGCGTCGGGATGGGAGCGGAGGCGCCGTACGGACTCGCTCACGAATTTGGCGCCCACATCCCGGAGAGAGTGCCAGTTAATTCAAAGGCCTTGCATTGGATTGGAGTGAGCGGCGAGGAAGTTTTCGCCATGCGCGCGCGTGCGTTCGATCTTCCTGAACGCAGCTTTATGCGCAGTTCGTTTGAAGAGTTCCGCGATCGCATCGAGGCGGATATCCGCGCGGCGGTTCATGAGGCGGCAGTATGACGAACACCTACACGCCGCCAACGCGTGAGCAGATTTACCAGGCGTTCTTTGCGCTAGTTTCTAGCGTGCAGATCGGCTCACCGCCAGCACTAGCGTTCAAGACCACAAGTCGTCGCCTCAAATCGTGGAATCAGGTTGCTGGCGAAGAGAAGCCAGCGTTTTACCAGTTGCTCGGCGCTGACAGTTTCAAGAAAAGCTATGGGATGCCCTATGCCAACAAACTTGGCCTAGAGCTTTTCCTGTTTGTACAGCAGCCCGACGACAACGACCTCATTAGCCCGCTTCTAACGAACTTGGTGGACCTGGTGGTCGCCGCGCTCCAACCGGCCGCTACGGATGAACTACAGACGCTTGGCGGCCTAGTTTACGACGTGTCCATCAAGGCCGCAGACCATCGCGAAGGGCTGATGGGCAACGACGCTTTTACTGTTATGGCAGTTGAGATTTCCACCGGCGGTTTACAGCCGGACCACTAAGGAGGAAATAGAATGGCACCACCTACAATCGCTCCGCTGTACAGGTTCGGCGCAGGCCAGTTTTGGTGTAAGCCGAATGCAGGTGACCTAGTAGCAAATCCAACGCCGATGCGCCTCGCGACGCTTCAGGAAGTCAACATGGAATTCTCCGCAGAAATGAAAGAGCTCTACGGCGAAAACCAATATCCCGAAACGGTGGCGATCGGCAAACGCAAGGTCGCAGGCAAGGCCAAGATTGGTCGCTGGAACACCACAGCGCTCAACCAGATGATGTTCAGCGGCACGCAAGGCACCGGGATGGACGTTGTCAAGGTTAATGAAGCGGCCGCGATTCCTGCCACACCGTTTCAAGTCACGGTTAGTGGCGCAGCTACTTTCGTAGAAGATCTTGGCGTCACCTACCAGAACGGCACTCCGTTCATTCGCGTCGCGTCCGGTCCAACGGTAGGTCAATACAGCGTCAACGAAACCACTGGCGTTTACACGTTCGCCGCAGCCGACACACTCGTGAACGTGCTGATCACTTACACCGATGTGGTGTCTGCGACCGGCACCACGTTAGAAATTGACAATCAGATTATGGGCTACGGTCCGGTGTTCCAAGCTGTCTTCCGCGCCGCCTTCCGTGGGCAGGAATGCAACATCGTGCTGCAGGCCTGCATTGCCGGGAAACTTTCGCTGCAATCCAAAGTCGATGACTTCACTGTTCCTGAAATAGATTTCTCAGCCTTCCAGGACCAGAACGGCAAGGTCGGCTTCATTTACAGCACCCAGTAAAAAGGAGGAAAGATGAAAGACGAAAAGAGTGCGTGCGGGAAACCCGAAGAGGCTTGTACGGACGAGAAATGCAAAACGCACGGCGACGCGGTTCAGAAGCGCTTTCGCAGGACGCATGTCTACGCTAAGAAGCAAGAAGTGGCGCCAGTAACTGAAGAATAATTTATACCGTTTACAGCACCCAGTAACACACCCCACGAGTGCTGTGCGGTCCGGGCTGCGTTTCTTTGGGAGAGGCTACGCAGCCTGGACGCTGCTTCTGCAACCTGGCGGCAAAGCTTATGCCTTTGACGATGGAGCAGATTAAATTCTTGGCGGTTACGGAAGCCATGGCTAGAAACAACGGCGACAAGTCGGCGGCGGCAAAGGAACTGGCAATCGGAAGAACGACGCTGTATCGAATTATAGGAATGATTCACAGGAAGGCACGCATGTCCGAATCACCTGAAGACGAATCGACGAAAGGAAATTCGAAATGCTTCTGCTACTTCTAGTGCTGTTGCTGGTGTTTGGATTTGGCGGCGGTTACGTCGGAAACCGGCGGTGGGGTCCGGACGACGGAAGCTGGCACGAGGGCCCAGGCATCGGGATTTTCGGGATTGTTCTGTTAGTCCTTTTGGTCATCTTTCTTGTCGAAAATCTGCATGTACTGCGCTAGGGGGCTGCCACTGTGCCAGAAGCTAAACCTAAATTCGAAGGCGTAACCGTGAAGCTCGCGGGAAATACGTATGTAGTCCCACCGCTGAGCTTTAAGAACTGGACCGCGCAGGAGCCACTTATACGCGATTTCTGGAAGGTACGCGAAAAGGTGCTCGAGGCAAAAGACGACAAAGCGTTAATCGATAATCCGTTCATCACCAAATACATTCCGATCGTGCAAGCCGCGATCATGCAAAACCACCCGGATGCGCCTATCTTCGCGGACGTCCTGACGCTCAAAGACATACCGGAGTTTTCCAATGCTCTTGCGGCAGCCCTAGTCGATGACCAGGAAGAGCCTGCACCGGGGGAAGCACGAGCGGCCACGAGGTAGAAAAGTACAGTTGGGGCGATATCTACGCCTTACTCGTGACCGCGACTGGATGGAACTGGGAATACATCGACGACTACATGACCATGCCGCGATTCCAGAAGCTCACGAGGTACTGGCTAAAGTTTCCTCCACAGCATTTGTCGCTGGCATCGATCAAGTCCGCACTCGGAATAAAGCCAGCTGAACGCAGCCGACGCACCGGCACAGACAACGAATACGTTCCACCTGAACTGCAATCCAGTAGAGATATCACGAACTTGGTGGTTGCTTCTCCCTTTGGCGACGCCTTCGGGATGAAGCAATTGAAAGTCATTCAAATCGATAGCCGAAAGAAAACTTAGTGAGCGACACCATTCTCGAACTGATGACACGCGTAGACGTTGAGCCGGTCAAGACGGCTATGACGGAAGCGGCTACCGCCGTATCCAACTCCACGTCAAAAATGAAGACGGACATGGCTTCGTTTAATGCGACCAGCATGGCCGCGAACGAAGGCGTCGTCGATTTCATGTCGAAGCTGCCACCGGCGTTCATCAAGGTCGAGGCCGGCGGAGTTTTCGCCTTTGAGCAAATCAAACGCCGCGTCATCGAAGCCACCAGCGAAGTTGGCGCTCTGCGTCAAGAAATCCTGACCACCGATGACACTGCCAAACTCGCACAGCTGAACGCACAACTAGATCAGGCGCGCGCACGCATGACCGCTGCACGCACCGAAATGCGCGCGATGCGGCTAGAAATGACCGAAACGCGTGAGAAGGCGGACCTACTGGGGGAGTCTGTCGGCGTAAAGATTCCTGGCGCGCTGGGCCGCATGCTCGGCCAGATGCCTCAAATCCAATCAATCATGAACGCGGCCTTTGCTCCGATCATGGTCTTGTTTTTCGTGGAAGCTATCGAGCATGCAATAGAGGGCATTGCCAAGCTGGCGCGTGCTATAGGCGGTTTTGGAGAAGAGGAGAGAAAGGCATTTGAATCAGCACTTGATCACAATCAGAAACTAATCCTCTCCAATCTCGAACTGAAGGAAAAACTAGAAGCGATCAGTATCATCGGTAAAGAAGGCTCGACCAAATATGCGGCCGAGGCGAAGAACGCGGCAGCCGCCGCAGTAGATCAAGCCGCTGAACTCGCACGAGTAAACCGTGAACTGCCAAAGATGCAGGAGCAGGTAAACCGCCTCTCCTTAAAGAAGAAGATCGGCCTCGACCCGCTCGACTACGCACCTTGGGATATAGCGTTCACATTTATCAAGCGCGGATTAGACAACACAGGCGAAGAATTGGAAGCAGCTCAGGCGAAACTGCGTCGCTTTAATGAGACACGCGACCAACTCGAAGGGAAGCTGCGCGAGCGCCCGGTTGAGGCCGGGAAAGCAAAAGCTGAAGAAAAAGTTCGCGGTGGCGACGAGGCTCGTGAGGTGCAGAGGGCAAACGTAGAAGCACAGAAAAGCCTCCAGACCGAATACGTCAACTTTTACGAACAGGGCCTGCGGCGAATGTATGCTGACGACAAGATTACCCTGGCGGACGAAGTTGCTGGCGAGAAGGAAGCTGTTCTGGCTCGCCTTGAGATTGAACGAACTTACGCTGCCCAACGCAAACAGCTTCTCGCTGCCGAAGCTGCTGCGCATCCGGGGAAAAACGTACAACCACAGGTAATCGCTGTTAACACGCAACTCGCGGACGCGGAACTGCGCACCAGATCAGAGATTGCCGCCATTGATCAGCGCTTCGACAAAGAAACAGAAAAGCAGCGCGACGCTGTAAACCTCGCAACTGTTAAAGCGGCTAAGTCGGCCGCGGACTCCGAGATTGCCGTAGTAGAAGAAACGTCAAGACGAAAATTCGCGAACGGGCAAATCGTCCTCTCAGAACTAACGGCAATCGAAAAGGCAGCCGCCAACCAACGCATTGATGAGCAGCGAGCTGTCGTGCAAGAGGAACTCCGCGCCGCCGAGCAGGAGCCTGAGAAGAAAAAGGCGCTGATCATCAAGCTGAATTCGGACCTCGAGAACCTCGAGCGCGAACGCATCACGAAAATCGACGCCATCGATATCGAGGCCGAAAATCGCAAGCGCGCGATTTTGAGTATCGAAGCAGAGTCAGCCAAGGTACATCAGCAAAGTCTACTCGAAATCGATCGCATTGGAATTGAGACGCGCGCGAATCTTGGACTGATCAGCAACAGCCAACGCCTTACGCAGCTGAAGGCTATCACCACGCAGGAGTACCAACTCGAAAGGGAAGCGATAGAGAAGAAGAAATCTCTCTACGCTGAAGGCACCACACAATTCGTAGAGGCGGAAAAAGAACTTCAGCAGATCAACGACAAGTACAGCAAGCAAATGGCAGAAGATGACGCCAAGGCATTGAAGGAACGATTGGCTGCGTGGGAAAAATTCGACCATCAAATAGTAGACAGCTTTTCTGGCGCGGTCGGAGAAATGCTGCGCCATCAAAAGACTTTCGGCCAAGCCATGGCTGCTGCCTGGAACACCATGGTCGTCGACTTCGCGCAAGCCATGGCGAGAAAACTGGCGCAGTGGATTCTCACGCATACGTTGATGAAAGTTGTCAGCCAGATTTTCCACCTCGAAGAACTGACCAAGCAAACCGTAGCAACCTCGGCTGAGACTGGAGTCGTTGCCGCAGGTCAAGTGGCGCAGGTTGCAGCTGTGGCAACCGGTCAAACTGCCCAGACCGCTGCCGTCACTACGGGTAGTTCAGCTCGTGCGGGTGTCGGACTACTCGAAGACATCAAGAGCATCGGAAGGGCGGCCGCCACTGCTGCAGCTCACGCGTTCAAGTGGGTTATGGAAGAAGTGCCATTTCCCGCGAACGTCGCGCTGGCTCCCGTAGTTGCGGCGGGAGCTTTCACCGCAGTCATGGCGTTCGGGTCGATCGCTTCTGCGGCCGGTGGTATGGAAGTAACTCACGACCAAGTGGCCGCGCTCCACAAAGATGAAAAAGTTCTGCCCGCCGCGTTCAGTCGGGATCTGTCGACGGCTATTGGTGGTTCCAGCTCTAAGGGAATTGGAATCCCAGCGATCGCCGGATCTCTTAGTTCACTTGGTGGTGGCGTAAGTCAGTTGCGCTCGCAGATGTCGATGCTGCAATCATCTTCCGCGTCAGATTCCCGCTCCAGCTCTTCTTCCACGACAAACAAAACGGTCAACAGTCATGCATCCGCTGCTGGCGGCATGGACGTCACGCATGACCAGATGGCGATGGTTCACAAGGACGAAATAGTTCTACCTGAATCGATCGCACAGAACTTCCGATCGATGCATGGTGCCGCTGGGGCTGGAGGAGCGGCGGGAGCAGCAGGAAGTTCAGGTGGTAGCGGGGGATTCGGTTCGTCTGTCACGAACAACAAAAATGTCACTCAGCACATTCGCCCAACGATAGTCGTCAACCATCCTGGTGAGAAGGTGAGCCAGGAAGACATCGAGAAAGCCGTGCTCAAAGGCGTGCGGAGGGGAGCAATTCAGACCTCATTCTAATGAGTAACTTAGTCTATCCCGGAGATCTGCGCGGCCTGACCTGGACACGCATCAAGACCGCTGAAAACAGCACGGGGCTGCAGCGATCTAGCAGTGCGGACGAAACGCGTATCGCCAATTATCTGAATCCGATCTGGCATTGGATATTGATGTACAGCGTGCTCTACGATCGGCCAGGACAACTGATTCCCGGCTACAGCGTGCCCGACTATCGCTACCTGCAAGGTTTCTTTCTCGCTCGCCAGGGCATGTTCGATGATTTTCTGTTCTTAGATCCCAGTGATTATTCCATTGGGCCCGCCATACTTACTGGCGGTGGACCGAATCCGCTGGCGCAACTTCAAGTTGTCAACGACGGCGCTGGCAATTACTACAGCCCGATCCAGCGAAACTTTGGCGGCCTCTTCTATGAAGATGTGACCGATCTGGCGACAGGCATCACGGTATTCGCTAACGAAGCGCTGCAGGCGAATCCAGCGGACTACACCATTCTAGGTCCGGGCCTCGCGATACCTGGTGCATCGTTCTCCGGCCTCTATCTCAAGTGGACCACTGCACCGGCCACGCCAGTCACCGCACAATTCAATTTCTATTTCCGCGTGCGGTTTGAAAGTGACACGCAGGATTTCGAGCAGTTACAGCACGACCTTTTTGCCATCGGTGGCGATGGTGGTGTCAAGGGCAGCGGCGAACTGAAGCTCATGAGTGCTCGGAGGAACGCATGAGACGCGTTGCCCTTTTCGTGGTTATTTTATTTCTCGCGCCGCGCGCCTTCTCCCAAACGATTTCAAACATTTCTCCTCCCGCGGCCATCGTCGGTGGCGCGCAGTTTACCCTCACAGTTACTGGAAGCGGCTTTGCCGGCGGTACGACGGTCTTGTGGAACGGCTCGCCACTCGCCAGCACTTTCGTCGCTTCGAATGTGATGACTGCGATTGTGCCTGCGGCCAATATCGGTGCGGTAGGCGCTGCGCAGATCACCGTTCTTGTCGGTTCTACCGTTTCGAACGGGCAAGTTTTTCAGATCCTCTCGCCAATCGGACAAGTGACATCGTGGACGCCAACAATTTTCACTGCTGGCGTCAGTACCAACGTCACGGTGTACGGAGTGGGATTTACTTCCAGCGCGGTGATTTATTTCGACTGGCTCGCAGTCAGTACGACTTTCGTTTCGTCGAGTCAGTTAAACGGGTCCGTTCCAAACACGGCCATCGCTACCAGCGGACCGCACTCAATCATCGTCATCAATGGCGCTGTTTCGTCACCGGCCAAGGCTCTTGCAATTTCCCCACGCACAGTGGCGTTTCCAAATCAAGTCGTGAGTACCACGAGCTCAGCACAAACCGATACGGTGACAAACATCGGCAGTGCGACGGTCACCTTTTCGAGCTTTACGATTGGCGGCGTAAATACTTCCGACTTTGCAATTTCGGCGAATACTTGCGGCGCGACACTGGCAGCTTCCGCGAGTTGCGTAGTCTCTCTGACCTTTACTCCAAGCAGTACGGGTGCGCGCACCGGCCTTTTGTCGGTGGCCAGCGATGCGGTTGGCAGCCCTATATCCGCCAAACTGACCGGAACTGGTATTGCCGGCTCAGGCTCTACGGTCAACATCAATCCGCTCGCGCTTAATTTCGGAAACGTAACCTTCACTTCAAATGCCAGCCTCACGTCGGTGGTCACAAACTTCGGCATCGCGGGATCTCCGAATTACACAATCACCTCGATGGTCCTTGGTGGGGCAAACTCCGCGGACTTCAATAGCAGCACCAGCACTTGCGCGACGGCAACGCCATACGCGCCTGGGGTCGGATGCAACGTCAACGTGGTTTTCACGCCGTCATCGGTGGCGGCCAAAGTCGCCACGCTCACCATCACCGACAACAGCAACACCAGCCCGGAAGTAATCGCATTGTCGGGGAACGGAGTAGCCCTCGCGCCGGGCGCAAATATTCTGCCCGTGTCGTCAATGGTTTTTGGAAATGTGCAGGTGAGCACCACGTCGGCGCCTATCACCGTGAACTTATTCAATGGCGGAACTTCCAATCTGTCGATCAGTTCAGTGGCGCTGAGCGGGACCAATTCTGCGGACTTCACGCTGATAGGCGGCGGCTGCTCGAGCTCGACGGTCCTCCCTCCTGGCCAGCTTTGCCCGCTTACGGCAACCTTCACGCCATCACTCACGGCCACAGAGTCTGCCGTGATCACAGTCACCGATAACGCCACAGGAAGCCCGAGAACGGTCGCGCTTCATGGCACCGGCATTTCTACCGCGCATTACATGGCACTCACTTGGACGGCAAGCAATTCTCCCAGCATTGTGGGCTACAACGTTTATCGCGGTAGCCAGAGCGGCGGACCGTACTCCCTGCTGACGCCTGCTCCCGTCAACGCGCTGGCATATACCGACAGCGCAGTCATCTCTGGGAGCACTTACTTTTACGTGGTCACTGCGGTGGGCACCAATCCGCCGTACAACCCTGCCGAGAGCCTTAATTCGGTTGTGGTCAGTGGGACGATCCCATGATGAAGAGATTTTTTTTATTTCTGGCGATGCTGATGGTCTGCGCGATCGGAGCGCAAGCCACAAATCGCTTTGTCACCGAGACCGGAGCCAACGCGGGGAGCTGCACAAGTGGCGTAATTTCTCGGGCCACGTTCAATAGCACAACGCTGTCTCCCGACGATGTCGTGCTGTTTTGCGGAACGATTGCCGGGGAAGTGGACCCGCAGAGCAGTGGCACTTCTGGACATCCCATTGTTCTAAAGTTTGATACCGGCGCGAAGTGGTCTGTCACTGTTCCTAGTTTCAGCCAGTTCTTATATCTTGCTGGGCTATCCTTTATCACGATAGATGGTGGCACTCCCTGCGGTAAGGCGTCGCTCACTTGCAACGGGCAGATCACCTACACACAGATGGGTTCAGCGTTCGGTTCCGGCGACGGTACCCACGTAGCCATCGTCAGTGGGGCGCACGACATCGAGATTAAGAATCTGGAGTGGGGGCCATTTTATCTGCATACCCCGCAATCCGGGTATCCACCCAACAATTACGATTCGGCCGCGACCATCTACGGCAATAATCCCGGCGCGAACATCCACATTCACGATTGCAAATTTCACGACAACGCCTGGACGATCAACCTATTTGGAAGCGCCGGCACCAGCCAGAATTACGAAATAGACCATAACTACTTTCAGCACACCTCGCATGGCGTGAACCTTGGAACCTCAGGCGCGGTATCTTTCGGCGGTCTGAAATTCCACGATAATTTTATTATGGACCCGGTGAACTGGGACCAGACCAACGGCAGCTTCCACCACGACGGGCTGCAAATCACCTGCACTACTACGCCCTGCACAGTGACGAATATACAAATCTACAACAACACCTTTGGTGGTGACTGGGGATGCACCAATACCTCGCCCATTTTTCTGGAAACGCATGAAGGCTCTTCTCTTCTAGTCACGAATGTCACAGTGTTCAACAATCTCTTTCAGAACGCGAACACCAGCAGTTGCGGCTGGGCCAACGGCGTCAATCTGCTCGGGCATTCAGGCGTCGCGGCCTACAACAACACCATAATTTGCGCGTCTCCTTTTGGCGGTCTCGGACTGCAATTTGGAGGTTCGGGCGCGGATTCAAGAAACAACATCGTCACCGGCTGCCAACTAGTAGCGGGAACCGGCAACGAACCCACCACCATCGGAACTCTGAATTACAACCTATACGCCAACTGGATTATGGGCGGCGGCGGCAACGCCTTCTCGTGGAACGGTACAAGCACAAGCGGTGCTGGCCTCGCCTCGCAATTAACAAGTTGGAAAGCACTCATAGGTGGTGGCGTTGAAGCCAATTCCATCACCGCTACCGGTGCTGGATTGAACTCCGATGGCACGCTGGCATCCAATTCCCCGGCAATCAATAGCGGCACTAACCTTACCTCGCTGGGTATCGCCGCGCTCGACTTTGATAAAAACGGCAACCCGCGGCCGAATCCCGGAAACTGGGATATGGGCGCATTCAACAACGGCGCGGCGCCGCCTCCTCCGGTGCAGCCTGCTCCACCAACAGGACTCACCGCGGTGCCACATTGAAAACTAAACTCCTTCTCATCGTCGTACTAGCTCTCGCATTGGCTGCTGGAGCGCGTGCGCAGGCGCTCATTTCCTCTGGCCCGATAACGCTCTCGGGGCAGAACGGTACCATCATCCAAGGCTTACACATAACCAATCCCACGGGTGCGTGTGTAACCCTGACCAGCTCCACGAATATCATCATCCGCAGGTCGGAGATCGGGCCATGTAACGGAAACGCTATAAGGATCAGCGGTGGAAGCGGCAACGCAGTCTATGACAACTACATTCATCCAGAGACACTGAACGGCTCCGGATGCTGTGACCACGACGACGGGATTTTTGCTTCGGGAACGTCCAGTCTTACGATTCAGGGCAACGTCATTGCTTATAGCGAGTCCAACATTGAAGTTACGGGAAGCAGTACCGTCATCGCCACGGGAAACTTTCTACTAAACCCCAGAGGACCATTTCCCAGAGGACAGAACTTTCAGGCGTACACCGGCAATAGCAACATCACCGTTCAAGACAACTATGCTCTGTCGAGTACAGACACGAGCAAGTACACCTTCGCTGAAAATCAGGAAGACTCCATCAATTTTGGTTTGACCAACGGAATTATTGCGCAGAGAAATTACGTCACCGGTGGGCACAGTCTTTCGGGCTGCGGGATAATCGCGGACGACGGAGCCAACAGCGCCCAATTTAGAAGCAACCGCCTTCTTAACACTGGCCAGTGTGGTGTCAGCATAGCGGATGGAACCAACCAAATCGTTGACAGCAACAAGGTCTATAACACAACTCCCGTGGTGGGGGGTGGCAACACCGCCATCATGACCTGGAAGCAGTACACCAATCCCTGCGGTCCGACAACGGTTTCCAACAATATAGCAGACGAAATCAAGCCTGACGGCTCGCATTCGGGCTTTTGGGACGGCGGTGGGTGCTCTACCACGCTGAGTGGCAACACCTTCAGCCAGCCAGCAGATGCTTTACTGACTCCGATCGGCACCGTCTTTGCACCTCCGTTAATTCCGCCGATACCAAAGGATTGCGTGGCGGTTTCTCCCTATACAAACAACACGACCACGTCTTCCTGCTCC